CAATTACGCAGGCTGAAATTATCGCCTTTACTCGTAAAGAATACGCAGCAGCGCAGACAGCAGCAGCAGAAGCAGAGGCAGCACCCGCTACCCCTACGGCAGAGGCTACGACTACGCCCGCAGCTACAGTAGTAGCGCAGGCGGCAGCAGCAGGAAAAACAGAAGCCGAAGCAACGGCAGAAGCTAAAGCTTTAGCCGATTTTATGGCAGAGGCTAAAGGCGCGTTAGGTCTTAAATCAGAAACCGTAAAAACCGTTTAAAATGTCAAATCAATTAACACAAAATTACAACACGGCGAAGATTTTCGTTTGGGACAATCGTTACCAAGTAGAAGCTATCGCTAATAGCGGTTACGCAGCCGTTACGCTCGAAAAAGGCACAGTTATGGCGAGGCTTACAGCTTCGGGTAAATTAGTACCCTTTATCGCTTCGGCTCTTTTGGACGGGTCGGCAGCACCTATAGGCGTTCTTACCGAAGAGCATACTATCGAGGCAGGCGACGAAATTAACGTTAACATTTGTATAGCAGGCGACGTAGTAGCCCCTATGCTTGTTTTCGCTAATGGTACGGACACGTTAGAGACCGTTATAACGTACCTAAACAAAAACGTTAAGGACGCATTACAAAGCCTATCCGTAGCTATTAAGCTTGTAGATAGTACAGAACTTTCAAATTTTGATAACCAATAAGCTATGAATATTTCAGCACTACAAGCGCGGGCGGCTTTCACACAGACCCGAATTGACGAATACAGCGAGCGAATTATGCCTACGGGCTTTCTACGTTCTTTTTTCCCGGACAAAGTAAGCGGCGGTAAGCTTCTATCTATCGAGGTAAGAAGAGGCACAGAAAAAGTAGCAGTAGACGTAGAACGTGGAACAGAGGGTAACCGAAATTCTGCGAGTAAGTCGACTATGAAAATCTTTCTACCGCCTTACTACCGCGAATATTTGGACGCTGTAGAGCTTGATATTTACGACAGACTTTTTACAGCCGACGGCGTAATTAGTGGGTCGGACTTCGCAGCCTTCGTTAGCGAGCTTAACGACGAAATGGCTATGCTACAGGCTAAAATAGAGCGAGCATACGAGCTACAATGCGCGCAGGTACTTACTACAGGTATCGTACAGCTAAAGCAGGGCACTAACATTAACTTTAAGCGTAAAGCTGCTTCTTTGGTAGACTTAGGGGCTGCGGGTTATTGGGACGTACTTACAGTAGACCCTGCTAAGTCTTTAGAAAACGGGGCGAACTTCTTACGTACGGTCGGAAAGTCGCAAGGCTCTACGATTAACGCTATTGTAGGGTCGGACGTTTTAAACGCTCTTCTTAACAATCCTGTTTTTCAAAAGAAAGCAGACCTTAGAAGGGTAGATTTAGGCGAAATTAGTATGCCACAGCGCGAAAGCACAGGGGCTTCGCTTCACGGACAGCTTAGCGCAGGTTCTTACAAATTCAATATTTGGACGTACCCCGAATTTTACGACGACGCGGCAGGTAATAGCGTGCCGTACCTCGATACGAAAAACGTTATTTTGCTACCCGAAGCACCTAAGTTTAAATTAGGCTTCGCAGCAGTACCGCAGTTAGTTACTACGGGTGGGGCGGTTAACACTAAAGGCGCGTACGTCTTTAACGATTATATCGACCAACAAAAAAGCGCGCATATCTTCGATATTAAGAGCGCAGGGGTAGCTATTCCTACGGCTGTAGACCAAATTTACACCTTTAAAGCCCTCGCATAATGTCGGCGGCTTATAAGGTTATCTCTCTATCTTTGGGCGGGCTTAAAAATAAAGTCTTTAAAAAAGGCGATACGGTAACGCAGGCGCAGTTAGACGCGCCGTGCGCTACCTTAGTCGCAGGCAGCTTTATAGAGCCTATAGAAGCTTCTATACCTGCACCTGCTGCACCTGTAGCAAAAAAGGTAGAAGAGCCTGTAGCGGCTAAGCCTGCACCTGTAGAAGAGCCGAAATCAGAACCTTCGTTAGCAGCAGCAGCAGCAGCAGCGGCCGAAGTAGACGAAGACGAAGTTTCGATACCTGCTTACAGCGACGTTAGCGTAGCCGACATTAAGGCAGAGCTAACTAAAAAAGGCGTTAGCTTCAGGGTTAAAGACACTAAAAAAGCTTTATACGCTCTGCTTAAAAAAGCGTAAATAACTTTCTTAATTTGTTTATTAAAGCGGGCGTAAGTATATTGCGCCCGCTTTCATATTTAAGCTATGAACCTAATAGACGCCGCGCGCCGCGACATTCACGACATTACCACTAACGAAGATACGGGCTTTGCCGTATTTTTTGTTATGTACCTAAGTAGCGGGACGGTAAGCCCTCAAATTAAAGGTACTTCGGCGCGGCATTTTATGGCTTTCAATACGGACGGCGTAAAGGTGTCTTCTTTAAACGCTCACGTTAGCGTAACCGAACAGGCTTTAATTATGGGCGGCATTACCGTAAGAGACGGTAATAACGACGTAGTTTTATTAGGTAAGCGCGTAAATGTTACAGACCGTGGGGGTATTAACCGCGACTACGTGGTAGTAGAGCAGTACCCTAACGACGGTTTAGGCTTTATAACGCTAATATTAGGCAGCGCAGCAGAGTATACAGCAGCTACAGGTAACGAGCCTGTAGACCCGCCGCTAAACGCTAACGAAACGTAGGAACTATGCCCGCACTAATAACTACTACAATACCCCCGCAGAGCTTCGAAGTAGTACGCGACCGTATAGCGGCTATTTTGGCTGTAGAAATGCAGAACCAAATAGACCTGCTAAACGAGCTTACAGTAGTAAAAGTTTTTACAGAACGGTACGCAAAGGTAGACGCTACAGAATGCCCGTGCATTATCGTTTCTTTAGAGCGCGGCGACTATGCAAACCAAGACCCGACCGTAGTACAGGGTAACTACGTTTTCAATATAGACCTTTTCGTAAAAGCTAACACTAAATTTAACGCTAATAGCGAAGTAGTAATACGGGCAGACGAAGCGGGTATTAAAGCGTTAGATACTTGGTTAGGGTGGGTTAGGTCTATAATTCAAAACGGACACTACTACAGGCTACAGCTACCCGCAGGCTTTATAGCGTCCCGACAGATACTTAGCGTACAGAACGCGACCCCAAAAGAAGAGCAGGACGTTAACGCCGTCGTTATGGGTAGGGCTACTTTAGCGGTATCTATGGCAGAGCATAACGGCGCGGTAGAAGCTCTACCTATAGGCGACTACGAAACACAGGTTAAAATAGATACGAGCGACGTAGGCTACGTATTCACTAAGAAACCTTAATTACTTTTTTTTCTTTAAAAGTGTTGCGTATTCAAAATATTTATATATTTGCAATAAGATTTTAAACCATGATAGAAAAAGGCATACATTGGAAAAGCTTAACGAACCCTAAGTACTTAGGGGCGCACGTTCTAATAGAGTTAGGTACGGACTTAGACGTAACTATTACCGACGTTAATAAGGAAATAATAACCTTAGACGAAGGTAAAAAAGAAGAGCATACTATAGCTACACTTAAAGACCAAAAACCGTGGATATTAAACACGATTAACCGAAAAGTTATTAGTAAGGTTTTAGGGTCGCCCGAACCTTACGAGTGGGTCGGCAAAACCGTTACTATATACGCCGCTAAAATTAGAGCTTTCGGCGAAAATATGGACGCTATACGGGTAAGACCAACAGCACCCGAACAAATAGCCACGAAGCCTAATTTAAACCCCGACCACGAAAATTGGAAAGGTTGGGCAGAAGCTATACAGGCGGGTACGTCTTCTATAGAAGCTGTACGCGAACATTACGAACTAACAGAAGCTAACGCTATACTAATCGTAAAGAAATGATTTTAAAACCGTTTAAATGTCGCTGTAGCGGTATTGGGTCTATTATGACTAACCCGCGCAGTAAAAGCGATAAGGGGCTTTCGGCTACCTGTATAGCTTTCTTAGAAGATTGGGCGAAGCAGCAGCTATACGGCCGCCGTAAAGAATTTAAGTCGAAGTACACGGACAAAGGAAACTACAAAGAAGACAACGCTATAGTATTCGCTAAGCAGGTCTACAATTGGGCGGCAGATACCGTTAAAAACGAAGAGTACTTCGAAGACGACTTTTTTACAGGTACGCCCGACATAATCTTAACCGAAAGCGTAGAAGACATTAAAAACGCGTGGGACGCTTTTACGTTTCCACTTTTCGAAACCGAAATACCCTCGAAAATGAAGGGCTACGATTGGCAGGGGCGGGGTTATATGCAGCTTACGGGTCGTAAAAAATTCGGCTTAGTTTACTGCTTAATGGACGCCCCCGAAAACCTAATAGAAAAAGCTGCTTACTACAAGCAAAAAGACTTAGGGTTAGAGGAGTTGCCCGTAGAGCTTTACGAAGAGGTTAAGGCTTTTATGAGCTACGAAGACTTAGCACCCGTGCTACGTACTAACCGCTTCGAAATTACCGCCGACCCTATAAAGGTCGCAGCTATGCAGACCCGCGTATTAGAGTGCAGGGCGTACATAGCTAAAAATATTCAACCGAAATTTGTAAATCTGCAAAATAAATTAGCATGAAAGTAGAAAACAACGTAATACCCGCGTACGGTAAAATTACCGTACCGCAGATTAAAGCCGAATTAGGTACGCTTAGCGTAGACTTTTCGGAACTAAAAGGAAAGCAGGCACTATACGACGCCTTAAAAGAGGCTTTAGAAGCCCCTGTAGAGCCTAAAGCACCCGCAAAGGTAGAAGAGCCTAAAACAGAAGCTAAAGAGGTCGCTACAGCCGACGTAATACCTACGAGCTTCGTAGAACTAATAGCTACGTCCGAAATGAATACGGCGAAGGCAGAAAAGATAGCGAAGAGCTACGCACCTATTATGGCTTTAATCGAAGCTGAAAAGCTAAAGCTAATAGGGTTAGACCCTAAGAAGCCCGAAGACGTAGAAATAGCTAAAGGCGTTAGAATTGGGCTTCGTACCGTTTGCGGCGACTTGAAAAGGAAAAAAGACAAAGACAAGGCGAGCGTTAAAATAATGGGCGACTTTGTGCAGGGTCTTTATAACACTACAGAAGCAGAAGCCCGCGCAGTACAGGCAGACGCAGAAAAAACGGAAAAAGCCGAAGAGTTAGCGGCGGCGGCAGTAGTGGCAGAATTGAACGCAGAACGAGCCGCAGAGGTCGCTAAGTATCATAACGAAGTTATACCGAATTTAGGGGTTATGCAGCAGGTCGTTTACGACGGTCTATTAGCAGGTCTAAAGCTGCAAAGCGAAACCGCGAAAGTAGACGCAGCCAAAGAAGCGGAAGCCGCCGCAGAAACCGCTAAAGTAGCCGAAGAGGCACGGGCAGCAGCCTTACTAAAAGCACAGACCGAAGCGGCAGAAGCTAAAGCCCACGCCGACACGCTCGCAGAAGAGCTTAGAGTTAAAGAGGTCGCAGAAAAAGCCGCCGCCGATAAGGTCTTAGCGGCAGACGCAGCGCAGGCAGCAGAAGTAGCAGCCTTAGAAGCTCTTAGCGATAAGGAAAAGATAGCGAAGTGGGTAGTCGACTTAAAGTTACCTTCGCCGCCTGTACAGTCTGCCTTAACAGGCGACATAGCTTTAAAATTTGCAGGCTTTAAAAAGTGGGCGGAATTAAGCGTAAAAAATAGTAAATAAATCAGTAATAATAATAACAAAAAAAGTAAAAAAATGCAGTACGAATTAAAAGGAAAAGTACATTTTATCGGGGTTTTAGAGCAAATTACCGACAGCTTCGCGAAGCGCGTAATAGTAATAGAGACAGAGGGCGAATACCCACAGACCGTACCTTTTGAATTTCATAACGCTAATACGGGTAAAGTAGACGCCGTAAAAGTTGGGCAGTTAGCTACCGTCCATTTTAACCTACGCGGTAACGCGTCTAAGACAGACGCGACGCGCTTTTTTGCTAACCTACAGGGCTGGAAAATAGAGGCCGAAGTAGTAGCCGCGCCTGCGCCTATACCTGCACCTGCTGCACCTGCTGCCGCGCCCGTCGCTGCTGCGCCCGTCGCTGCCGCGCCCGTCGCTGCTGCGCCTGTAGCTGCCGCGCCGTCTATCGACGATATAGGCGAGGACGATTTGCCTTTTTAAAATCTTTTACCTATACTACGCGAAGAGGTCGGCATATGTCGGCCTTTTTTCGTTTATAGTGGGACATTTGGGCGGCGAAATGTCCCACTTCATACCCCAAATGTCCCGCATATTTATAGTGGTAGTAAGGGTTTCGGGGTTTTTTAGGTGGGACATTGTCCCACTTGTATAATTAATAAAATATAGTATAGGTGGTTTCTGAAAGTCTAAAAAATAAAATGTCGCAGCTACATACACTACTAAAAAAATACAACTAACTAAAAAACAGTTGGTTACGCATATCTCGCTGCGACAATTTGTTACGATTAGTGGGACATTTCAAACCTTAATCGTTCTTACTGGTGGGACATTTAAAATGTCCCAATAAAAATGTTACATTTGCTAAAACGTTTATATAAATTAAGGTTATGGCTTTTGTTAAGCAGAAAAATAAGGGTTGTGTATACTTCTTTAAGCAAAATAATAGCACAGCCATTAAGATAGGTCTAACTACAAGCCCGACCCCTACGCAAAGGTTTAACGACCTGCTTACTTTTTCACCATACGGCGCGGAAATCGTAGGTATAATCAGCACGTTTAACCCGCGAAAAATTGAAAGTGAACTGCATACGAAATTTAGTAAATACAGGTTACGCGGCGAATGGTTCGAAATAAACAAAGACGATGTTAATAGCTGCATATCCGCATTTAAAGGAACAGAAGACGCCCCTATAGTTTTTAGTGAAAAGAGAACGTCTAAAAAAAGAATAGACAACACTAAAGCGATAGTAGAGGCCTACAAAAAAGACAGTGGCTTTAACAGGTCGGCGTTAGCTTTAGAGCTGGGTATTAGTAGGCAGACAATATTTAGAGTTTTAATAAAAAAGTAAATATTTTGCATATCGTAAAGTATTTATACATTTGCAAAAGCTTTAAATTAGTCTAAGGGCGAATTAGTAAACAACGAACTACAAAAGACATTTTTATAGGTATGCAGATTAGAGGGATAAAAAACGTTTCGCTTATCGTTGGGTTTTCGTTTCGTAAGTTGACTGCTTACGCCTCTTTTTTGCAGCCTTAACAAACAACGAAATATGAATACAAACGCCTTAAAATTTGACGACGGTAAAAGACTGCTAAACGCGGGTTTTTCTATTATGGTCGTAGACGAAGATAAAAAGCCCTTATTATCTTGGAAGGGGCTACAGCAGCAGGCGTGGACAGAAGCAGAGTTAGCAGAACAATTAAAGCGGGCTAACGTTTGGCGGTACGGTCTCTTAACAGGTTATAACGGTCTCTTCTGCATAGACGTAGACTTAAAAGTATTTCCACGGGTAGACGACCGCGAACCGTTTTTCGAAGAGTTTATAAGCTTCATTCGGGACAACGTAGACAGCTTCGACAAAAAGGTAGCTATATACAAAACGGCTAACTTCGGTTACCACTTAGTCTACAGGGCAGATACCGACGTAGGCAACGTAAAATTAGCTAAGCTAAAGGGGCACGACCAATACGTATTAGAAACACGGGGCGTAGGTGGTTATATTGTAGTCTACGACGACTGCACTAATAAAATGAGCTATACGCAGGTGCAGAAGCTTACAACCGAAGAGCATACTATAATTTTAGAGATATGCAAATTTTTTAATGAACCTACAGAAAGTATACCCGTAGCAGAGCCTAAAAAGTTTACGCAAAATATAGAGGGGTCGGGGGTATCTCCGTGGGTAGATTTTAATAATAGAAATACAGTCTTCGACGTAGCGGGCGAAGAGTTCGAAGTAGTACGTACGATACCTTCGCGGTACATCATAAAACGACACGGCAGTAAGGCAGCGCATAGCGGTTATGTATACCGCGATACGGGGTGCTTATTTCTATTCAGTACGGGCACGGCTTACCCTAACGAAAAGCTATTAAGCCCTTACGCTCTTTACACTTACAAAAACCACGGCGGCGACTTTTCGGCTTCTGCGAAGTCCCTATACGAACAGGGCTACGGCGACCGCATAGCCCCGAAGCCTATAGAGACCGTACCGCCGCCTATAGCTATAGACCCGTCTAAGCTTACGTTTCCGATAGGCATTTTTCCTAACGGTATACAGCAGTACATTTTAGAATGTAATAGAACCTTAGATAGCTCTGTAGATTATATGGGCGTCTCTATGATTTGGCTACTATCGGTTATTGTGGGTAACGCCGTAAAAGTGCAGGTTAAAGCGGGGTGGTTAGAAAGTTGTATAGTTTGGATAAGTTGCGTAGGTAAGGCGGGTTTAGGTAAAACCCCTTCGGTAGACAATATAGTACGACCTCTACAGAAGATAAACAGCCGCGAAATTAAAGACCATGTTAGAAAGTTCGCGCAGTACAAAGCTTACGAAGCTTTAGACGTAAAAGAAAAGAAAAATACGCCCGAAATTCGCGAACCGAAAAAGAAGCAGTTTATAGTTAACGACGTTACTATAGAAGCCCTCGTAGAACTTCACGAAGAGAACCCTAACGCCGTCGGGGTCTTTAAAGATGAATTAGCGGGATGGATTAAAGATATGAATAAATACAGGGCGGGTAGCGATTTAGAATTTTGGCTTTCGTCGTGGTCTAATAAGCCCGTAACCCTTAACCGTAAGACCGTTAAAAATACTTACGTAGAAAGCCCTATTATACCCGTCTTAGGTGGTATACAGCCCGCTATTTTAAGTGGTCTATTTACGGCAGAAAACAAAGAAAACGGCTTCGTAGACCGTATGTTAATCTGCTACCCCGACCTGTTAGTAGAGCCGTACAACGAAAACGAAATAAGCGAAGACCTTTTAAAATGGTATAGCGACTACGTTTTAGCTATGTATAGCGACGTTAAAAACAAAATTATACACTTAGACGAAGACGGGCAGGTAAAGCCGCATACGGTAACTATGAGCTTAGACGCTAAAAAAGAGTGGGCACGCATTTTTAACGGTATTACCGAAACCCAAAATAACGACGACGAAAACGAGTATATGAAGTCTATGTTACCTAAGCAAAAGAGTTATATACCACGCTTCGCCCTGCTTCTAAACGCCTTAGATAACTACGATAAAGGGCTACCGATTTTGTCGCCTATTTCTAAGTCTTCAATACTTAAAGCCGAAAAGCTTTCTACCTATTTCGTTAGCATGGCTAAGAAGTTAAAAATAGATATTGTACACGTTAATAAGCTAAAGCATATAGCGAGCGAAACAGGGTACAAGTCTAACGAGTTCGATAAATTTTCGGCTATGCTTCTTTTAGAGCCTAATACTAATCTAAGCGAGGCAGCAGAAATTCTTAACGTAAGCCGTAAAACCTTAACCCGTTGGAAAACCAAAATAAGCGACAATGCAGCAAAGTAAAATAGAATTAAGACCGTACCAAGACGAAAGCGTATTAGACCTTAGAACGGGCTTTAAAACGGCTCTACGGCAGGTTCTTTGTCTGCCTACAGGGGCGGGTAAAACCGTGGTTTTTTCCGAAATAGTAAAGTTAGCTGCTCTGCGGGGTACGCGCTGCTTAGTGGTTACCGACCGTATAGAGCTATTTAAGCAGACGTTTAAAGCTCTAAGTAAGGTAGGTGTAGAACCGCAGATTATAAACGCCGATAAGCGGGACGAAGTAGACCCGTGGGCGGTCGTTTCTGTAGCTATGGTAGAGACTGTAAAGCGCAGAATAGTTAGCCGTAAAATCAGGCTCTACCCCGAACTAATAATTATAGACGAAGCGCATAAAAGAAACTTCGACGCTATCTTAGATATGTTCCCCGATGCTCGCGTTATCGGGGCTACGGCTACGCCTATCGGGCAGCACTTTTACAAGTATTACGACAGTATCGTAGCTAACGTGGATATACCCGAACTAATCGAAAACGGCTTCTTAGTACCGTGCGAAGCCTACCAAATGGAAGAAGATTTAAGCGACCTTAAAACGAGGGCGGGCGAGTATACCCCGAACAGCTTAAACGACCATTATAACAAAAAGGGACTTTTCGACGGCGTTATTAAGAGCTATTTAGAAAAAGCAGCAGGGCTTAAAACCCTCGTTTTTAACGTCTCTATAGAGCATACTATAAATATGAATAACGCCTTTTTACAGGCGGGTATACACGCCGAATACATTACGAGTAAGACCCCGAAAGCAGAGCGCGAAGACATATTAAAACGCTTTACCGAAGGGCGTTTTACAGTACTGAATAACTGCGGTATTTTAACTACAGGTTACGACGAACCTTCGATAGAGTGCATAATACTAAACAGGGCTACGAAGTCGCTACCGTTATTTCTACAATGCGCGGGCAGAGGCAGTAGGCTTTACCCGAATAAAGAACGCTTTATACTGCTCGATTTTGGGTTAAATCATAATCAGCACGGGCTATGGTCTCAGCCTCGTAAGTGGGCTTTAGAACCACCTAAAAAGAAAAAAGAAGCAGCCGGCGTAGCACCCGTTAAAGAGTGCCCCGCGTGCGAAGCTTTAATTTTCGCTTCTGCTATGTCCTGTAATTTCTGCGGGTACGAATACCCCGTAGAGGCTAAGCCGTTACGCGAAGGCGTCTTAGTAGAGGTACTAAGCGGCGAAATAAGAGATTTAGCGGGCAAAAGAGTAAGCGAGCTTAGCTTAGAAGAGTTAGGTAATTTACAACGCTCTAAACGCTATTCGCATTACTACGTTTGGCGGGTGGTTAAATCGAGGGGCGAAGAGGCTATTAGAGACTATGCCCGACTTATGAGCTATTCGGTAGGGTGGGTTATACGGCAAAAAGAAGATTTAGAAAACTGCCACTTTGCAGACGTTCATATATGAAAAAGCTAACAGAATTACGCTTACAAAGCGACTGCTTCTTATGGCATTACAATACCTACCCCGAAGAGCGTAAGCGGCTCTTTATGGTACATAATACCCCGCGCCACAAAGTAGACGGCGCAGGGCTTCGGGCGGCAGGTATGATAGCAGGGGTAGCCGACCTGCAATACTTACGCCTAAATCGTCCGCCTTTGTTTATAGAAATGAAGTTACCGAAGCAGAAGCAGAAGCCGAAGCAGATAATATGGCAGGCCGTAGCAGAAGCTACAGGGGCTATATATGTCGTTTGCGACAATTTAGAAGACTTTAAAGCACTAATCGAAGAGTATAGAAAAAATTAAAGTAGCTGATTTTCAGGCAGTTACGGCTTTTTTTAAATAAAAGTATTGCAGGTAAGAAAAAGGTTTATATATTTGTCGTAGTCAAACGAATTAATACAACGAAAAATGAAACTTACAGCAACAGAGTACCAAATTTGGGCAGGCATTAAAAAAGAAAACGGTTATATATCTATGGCAGATATGCGTACTAATGGCGTAGGCACAGACCTACAGAAGCAGTTAGACGCCGAAAACAAAGAAATAGACGAAATGTTAGCTGCTATACCTACGGTCTGCGTAGCGTGCTACTGCGGCGGTCGCGCTTTCTATTGGTCGGGTATCGTAAAAATTGGTAAGACTTATTACAGAGGCGGCGAAAAAATGACACAGGGAAACGGCTACAGAAGCGTTAAGGAAATAGCCAAAGTAACCGAAGAGCAGACCGCGCGAATGATAGACGACAGCTACTACTACTAAACCTAAAATTAACAGGCGGTAGGGCTTCGGCTCTGCCGCCACTAAAAACCCTTTAAAATGTCAAACGACAAACTGATAGACAAAATAAAAAAGCTATTAGCTAAAGCTGCGGGTACGGACGTACAGGCAGAGGCAGACGCTTTTATAGCCGCCGCTAATCGACTGCTTTTAAAGCATAATTTAAGCATGACAGAGGTAGAAGCAGGCGGCAGCGAAAACGCGATTAAGCAGGACGCCAACGCTAAAGAGTGGGGCGAAGTAGCCGCAGAGGGCATATACGAAGCCGGCTTAATGCACTATATAGCCGTTAACAATTTCTGCAAAGTAATTATACATGCGCAGCGAGGCGGTAAGCGCGGTACTCTAAGCGTAATAGGTTCGCCCGAAAATATCGAAATAACGCTGTATATGTTTGAAGTAGCCCGTACCTCGTTACGTCGAATATCTAAAAAAGCTTACACAGCGTACAAAAAAACCGTAATAGAAAAGTACCCGCTACATAGCGGCGAAACCCGCCCACAGCGCGAAAAATGTCTACTAAGTAGCGGCGTGCTTCGTTACCGTAAAGTATGGATAAGGTCTTATTTAAAAGGCGCGGCTATGGGGTTAGGCATTAAACTTGAAAACGAGCGACGAAGAGCGCAGGACGAAAACCCGCAGCAGTTCGCTTTAGTGTTAAGCCGAAATACAGAAGCTTTAGACCTCTTCGCTAAGAAGACCTACCCCGACTTAGGTAAGACCCGAAACCCGAACCTTAACAACGCAGACAGAAACGCGTTTAAGCAGGGCTTAAAAGCGGGTAAGGGTCTTAACATTAACGAAGGCGTAGCAGAGGCTAAGCAGAACGAGTTAAAGCGGTTAGGTAATGGTTAAGCGGGGCACGGGTGGTATCGTTATACCTTAGACATTTGGGTAAGATGAAAAGCCCCGCAGACCTACCGTTAGTACCTATACGGGAACTAAGCCACGAAGGCGGGTTTAAGCTTAACCCGTTTAAATACAACGGTAAAACCTACCGTATAGTCGGGTACGACCGCGTTACGGATATGCACAGCTTAAAAAACGTAGACGCAGGTACATACGGCGAAGTCTCTACGGGGTGGTTAAAAATTAAGACGCTTTAAAAAAATAAACCTTTTGCTGTATTGAAAAAATTTATATGTTTGCAAAAACTTTCTAAAAGAAAATGAATAAACCAGCATATACGAACCGATTAAAGCGGCAGCTTTCTAAGAAAAAGATTAGTCTAAGCGACGCGAAAATTAGGGCGGCAGTAAAAGATAACTACGGCAAAAAACCGCCTTCGGTAGTCGCTGCTTTACTAATTCCAAAAGCAACAAAAAGAACCGACAAAAAGGTAGACGCCGCTAAAGCGTTTAAGCCCGTTTTAGTCGCCTGCTGTAATGCTTTCGGGGTAACTCAAAAACAGGCAAAAACAGAATTTAGCGACAATTTAAGAGACCTTCGAAGTATGGCAGCATACATAGGGCTTAGAGTTCTTAAACTGCGCCCTGCTTCTGCTTTAGCCGAAGGTATGGGCTTACCTACCCCTGCAGCCGTTTACCATAAATCGTACAGGGCAGAAGCTCTTATTAAAGAAAAACGGGTAACGTTTTGCGATAAGCTGATACTAATTAAGAACGAATTAAAGTTAAAATAATGCTACACAAATTAGGGGCGCGAAGCCTCGATAAATTGAATACCTGCCACGGCGATTTAATCGCGGTAATTATGTTAGCTTCTGCGCGTTCTACTGTAGACTTCGGCATAGCAGAGGGCGCGCGACTATTCGACCTACAGTTAGAATATTTTTTACAGGGTAAGAGTAAATTAGACCCCCGAAACCCCGAAAGCTTAGCGCGGGCTATGCACGTAGTAACGGACGAACGCCCCGTAGCTATGGCTGTAGACCTTTACGGCTACCACCCCGACTATGAAACGCGTAAGAAAATGGCTTACGATATGCCGACTTTAGCTTACATAGCAGGCGTTATTGATAGCTGCTCTAAAGAGCTTTACGAAATGGGAACTATTACCCACTTAGTAAGATGGGGCGGTAATTGGGACAAAGACGGTATTATATTGTTAGACCAACGCTTTGACGACGCCCCCCACTACGAACTATATAAGCCTTAATGATGTTAGCAACCACCCCTTTAGCCGTAATTAAGGCTACTAAATGGTTTTTAGAAGACTTCTACCCGTTTCTTAAAAAATGGTATAAAGAGCTTATTATAGTCGGTTTAGCTATAGCCCTCTTTTTCTGCTGTAAGGGCTGCGGCTCTGTAGGTGGTTCGGGCGGTTCGGTAGTTACTACCACAGCTACCGATACGGTCTATAAGTTCGTTTACGTTAACGAATGGCAGAACGTCTTAGGCGATACGGTCGCCTATTATGAAGAGCAGTTAGCCGCTAAGAAGTGGGTAGTACCTGTTTTAAAGCCCTTAGACGGCGTTTCTACGGCCGACAGCCTCTACGAGTACAAAGGCGCGACAGAGTATCTTACAGGGGCTTTAAACGACTGCGACAGCACGTATAGAGCCGACTACGCTTTTAGAGCTTACGTAGACACTACCGAAACCGACAGCTTTAAGCTCGCTTATAGCCTGCCGATTAACGGCGAGTTAGCGGGTAGACCTACTTTCGGGGTCTTTTGGAAAATACCCCAAAAAGAGACCGTAGTAACGAATACTATAACGAACGAAATAACACTACCACCCCGCAGAAGTATTTACTTCGGCTTAGAAGCGGGGGCACGTATGCACGCGGTAGACAGTTTAGCTAACCAATTTAACGGCGCGGTATTCGGCTTAGAAGTTGGTATTATGAACCGTAAAGGGTGGCAGTACGGCGCAGAGGTTAACTACGATACCCGTAACAACTACGCCGTACTCGTTAACCTTAGACGTAATTTATACTTCGGAAAATAGAAGTAGCCGACCGTAAAAAGTCGGCTTCTTTTTCGGGTAAACCTTTGCGTATTCTAAATATTTTGTAATTTAGCAAAATGGAAACTATCGAAATAGAGTTTAAAGGCTTACGGCTTCGGGTAGAGTTTAACTACGAAGCAGGCGACGAAGGCAGAAGATATTACCCCGACGGTAGCGGGCAGCCCCCTACCCCGCCTAATGTAGAAATAGAGGGTTTAGAGTGGGTTAACGAAGAGGGCGAGTACTTCGACTGCTTCGATATATTCGAGGCTTTAGGGCATTTAGAAGAGGTAGCCGAAAAAGTAATATGGCGAAAAGAAGAGTAAATTAAAGTCGCTGTAAATCAATGCTTTAGCGATTTTATTAAAAAAAAGTGTTTCGGTTAACGAAAACGTTTATATATTTGTCGCAGTCAATTAGAAACAACGAAAAATGAACGCAAACACGATTAAAGATATGCAGGAACTACAGAACCAAAACGCAGAGCTTCGACAGGCTCTTTATGAAGCAAAAGAAGCTATGCGCCTCGATTACAACGGGTCGCAGGCTATTAACTTTTTAGACCTAAGAAAAGCAGACGAAGCGTTAGCTAAGAAACCTATAAAGCCCGAAGGTTACTTCGTGGAAAAGAACCCTAACGCCTAACCTATGGAAAATTCGAGCATATACCTATGTAGAGTTATTATGAGCTGTAAAAACCTACGACAATTAGAACAGGCAGAAAAGCTTATGATACAATCGGGCAAAGACTTTACGAACGTCGTAGAAGCGAAGAGGCAGCAGCTAACGAAGCCGAAAAAATGCGATACGGCGCGCGAAATTCACAACGCTATAAACAGGCGATTAACAGAAATAGGCAGAAGATGAAAAAGACAGAAGAGGGCTTTCCGATACATCGCGACCCGTACGACATTAGACGTACGCTAACTACTCTGCGTAAGGCCGCTACAATGGCACAGGGTAAGCCCGAAGAGCGCAGGGCACAGCAGGCAGTATTAGAGGCAGAGTTAGAGTTAGCAGAGGCAGAACTATTTAACGCCTCGATAGCTCAAATGCACGTAAGCGTAATAGACGACGAATACTTTATAGCTATGCGATTAGTCCGCGAAAAGCAGGTAGCCCGCATTACTGTACGACACAAAATAGAAGCATTTAAAAACGATTAAAATGGAAAAGAATAAGTACGAAGCCCTTAAATCTCTACGGGCAAAAGTAGCAGCAGGTACGGCTAACTTTTCGGAACGTAATATCGTCCGCATAGCCGATAAGAAAAAAGCTAAAGGGCAGAAGCCGACGTTTAACCTAAAAAGCCGAAATGCTAATAAGTAAAGAGCCTATAGGCGTAAGCGGCACTATGCACTTAATAGCCGCGTTGCTCTTCGCTTTTTCGCTTGCAATGGCTTACGACTTATACCAATACAAACCGCTTAAAATTGAAAAAATGAATAACCCCGTAATAGACTGCACTAACTGCATAAATAGATACCCGCTTTACGAGTGGCGCGCAGCGAATAAAACCGACATAGACTTAGGTATTACTACCGACGTTAACGAGCCGATAACCGACGTAGTAGACGCCTTAGACGGCTGCGTATGGAAGCGCAAAGGCTGCGGCGAAGCGGTCAATATGCCCGCCGCTAAAATAGAGGGCGTATATAATAACGAATTTTATAACGAGTACTAACCTTTAATACCTAAAAATATGCCACGCGTACACGCACAAAAGGCACGAAAAGACATTTACCAAACAGGGCTAAGAGTGCCCGACGCTAAGACTAAGAGTAAGACGCGTTTAGACAGGTCTAAACCTGCTAACGAAAACGACCGCGTAATAGTTAAGGCGGGCGAAACTTACTACTATTGGACGTTTAGATACGGCGGTAAGCGAATTAGTACAACCTACCCGAAGCAGTCGCAGTTAACGCAGTCGACTTATAAGCAGACCTGCTACGGTATTTTAGAGGGTCTTAACGACGTAGAGCCTACCGACTTCGAAGAGTTAGAAAGCCTTAAAGCAGACGCTATACAGGCGGCAGAAGACCTTAGAGACGAAACGCAGGAAAGCCGCGACAATATGCCCGAAGCTCTACAGGACGCCCCGACAGGCGAACTATTGGGCGAACGTGTAGAAGCTCTCGAAAATTTCATAAGTGAATTAGGGGCGATAGACTGCGAAGACCCTAACGACGAAGAGCAGGACGCCGACGAAATAATAGCAAACAAACTAAACGAGCTACAGGGCTGCGACCTCGAAATAAATTAAGATTATGGAAAAGAATAAGTGCGAAGCCCTTAAAGCTCTACGGGCAAAAGTAGCAGCAGGTACGGCTAACTTTTCGGAACGTAATATCGTCCGCATAGCCGACAAACGAAAAGCCAAAAGCAAACATTTAAAATTCGAAAGAAATGAAGTGCAACGCTAAAGGATGCTTAACGTATTTTCTGCCGCTAATCTTAGCGGAACTAATCTACTTAACCTGTACCCCCATAATGCGGCGGTTACCGCCTGTAGATATTCGTTCAGCGTTACATACGTTAGCGGTTATACTACTCGTATTATCTGCCTTAATGCTATACGGTGTTATATACTGGGCGGTTTTAAAAGACAAAATTATGAAATTAATAAAAACACTTACCCAGACTTTTAAAAAAGATGAAATATACATTTTAGCTGACGGTGATGATTTGATACCGAAACACGAATACGGTACTTACTTTGAAAACACTGACGAAGATACTTTGACTGATGGTGGCGAATGG